TTCAATCCATTCGAGTTTCTCATCAAAGTCGACGTCGTTCGTGAACTTCACTCCATGAGTGAGTGCGAACTGAGGTTGACTTCGGAGATACTCGAAAAGAGCCCTCTGGAGCGGCTGAAGACACTTAGTCTCGGCCTCGGCCTTTGTGATCATTCGAACCTTAAGAGGTTCAGGAATCGCAACGGCCTTCACACGGGGAGCTCTCGGTGGAGGAAAGGAAGGGAAGATCTGTGAAATTGAGATTTCATTTTCTCGGTAGGGAGTTTTCGTCCTCTCGACGTTCACCTCATAAAAGGGGCGAAGGTCAGAAGGATGGGCGTCAACACGAAGGCATGTAATAAATTGCCTCCATGTGCCGGATAACTCCTCACAGTGGTAATCCATGTGGCTCTTGAAACGTTTGTACATCTCAAGGCCAACATGATCCATATTCCGGAAGGGTTCGTCCAAGCGGACGTACTGCTTCTCTGGAAAATTTTGATCAAAGGATTGATACCCCTGAAAACCGATGTAATGTCCCGGGTAAAAGGGACGTGAATGCTTGGAAGCCCACATACGGGGCTGGATCATGAAAGAATGGGGAGAAAAGTACTCATGAATGAGCCTATTCTTCGGATTCTCGGGATCGCGAAGCAATCTTACAGGGAAATGAAATCTCCTCCACACAGCGAGTTCTTCCTCGACTACCGAATTGTTACTGCTATCTTTGATTGGCGAACCAAACGCCATATTCGAAGTGACAATAATAATCGGAGAGACGAACTTTTGGCCTTTCTCTTCGAGACTGGCCATCGGCAGGATGTACTCGTTGGTGGAGACCAACTGTTCAAACTCCACGAGATCGGAGCGGTCTTTCAGGTCCTGACCAAAATCGTCTAAGACGACGATTGGCTGGCCCGAATAACCGTCCCAATGTTTCGTAGAACAAGAACGGGAATAGACAAGCTTCTTTCGATCGTTACACTCGAAAAGAAGCACTCCTAACTGATCCACAAGGTTCACTACAGATGTAGTTTTACCAGAACCTGGTGGACCGAAGAGACCGAGAACAAATGGTTCAGGTCTCGTCGACTCAGTCAGGAGGCACTGATAGAGCGCCCCCTTCTGGATCTCAAGGGATCCAGAAAGAGCGCTCCGTGCACCCCCTTGCTTGCGGGAGGATTCCACCGTTGCCTTTGTATTAGGAAGTCGAGTCTGATCTGGTTTGTATATTTTAGATACAAACCGACCGACCTTCTTCCCATACGAGTAGAGTTCCTTCAGGAATTCTTCAGGCACGGGTAGAACCTCTGACTCTGGTCTACATAGAGACTCTTTGTGTTTCTTGTAGGTTTCGATGATCATGTCGGAACCAACAGGAGCGCAGAGACTCTTAGACTCAAGAAGATTCTTGTAGAATCTACACTTCTCTCGGCGAGATCTGGAAAAACGGGAGTCCAACTTCCTCTGCGTAACAGCAGGGAAGAGGGGAACCCTTCCTTCCGGAATCTCAGGACGTTCTTGTTCCAATTGGAACGCGAATTCGTCAACGAGAGAATTCTTGATCACTTTCACGTAATCTTTCTCAGGGAGACCCCGAGGAAAGACACGGAGAAAGTGACAGATGAGACGGTACCGACGGTGAGTTGTCGTAAGACGATTCAGCGTAACGGTGCCACCAGCAAGTGGGTTCTTTCCCTCAACGGGTGCAAACGTCTTCCACCGAATGGTGGGACGTTTGAATCTCGGAAAGTGATCATCTCCATAGATAGAATGCGCAATCGGGCCTCGTTTTGAGGCACCGAGAAAGTGTTTTTTATCTACGGAGAGAACCTTCCGGATCACCTTCTGTGGGAAAGAAAC